CCAAGCCCGTTGTTTCGCAACAAATTGCTAATGCTTTTAAAGATTTTGCCATATTAATAGCATTTAGATATAAATTATCTGGAGTCACTCTTTTATTGAATATTTGTCTAATAAATATCTTAAAAATAGGACTCAAACAAATCCCAATACCTAAGATTGCGGAAAAGGCCGATTTAGGTCTACTTGTTTTTGCAGGGTCGACGAGGATCAGATGTGTCAATTGAGAAATGGGTATCAATTCTTTTGAAAGATCTTTTATTATAACTTCTTTTTGGTCTCTTAAATTTTGATGATGTTTGGTTAAATCTGATCTATCATTTAACGTGATCGAATGTCCACCACAACATATTCCTAAATATGAATGGTAAAAATATTTATATAAAGAAGGTTTAAATAAAAGATCTTCAGCAACAGTCGCCTTATTTCCATACTCCCTGTAAAAAACATCTAATTGTCCTGATTCTGAATGTTGAGCATATTCAGACATTAATCTTTCTTTACTCATAAAATGAGGAGCAGTCGGTTCTAAATCGTCTGTAAACGCAGACAATCTTAAACAATTCGTCCATTTTTTTGAGCTTCTGATATGTGCTGCCAAACAGTCTTGATGTTTCCAAGTGTCAATATGTACGAACTCATAATTATCATCATATGCAGATATGCATTTGATGGGGTCGGACTCAAACCATTGTCTTAAATCTAATCTGTAATTTTCTGACTTCATTTTTTTCTTATTTTCCAAGTCGTCAAAAATTATCAAATCAGGTCGGTGTGATCTCCAGTTCAATCCTCTAACTTGTTGTCCAGCGCCACGAGGAAGAATTAATGTCTCTCCAAAAGCTACCCAAGCCTTTTTGGAGAATTGATCTTCCGGATCTGAAAATCCAGTTATTCTATCTTCATCTTGTTCTTCTGAAATCCTTCTTATCTTCACAGAGCCGAACAAATCATTGATCTTCTCGTTTGCCATTAACTCAGATTTTAAATTTTCAGTATGCTGTTCTGCCAAAGTCGATGTCTCTGATATATATACAACAAATTTGGCCTCTCGAAAAAGAACTTTCTTCGCACACTTTCCGTAAACAACAAAACTTGTTTTTCCGAATCCTCTTGGGGCCAAGATACTTTTAAATTTATCAGGACTTTCCAATACTTTAATTAATTCAAGATGTGGAGAATCAAATTCTCCAACAAAAATATTTGGAAAGAAAAATTTGCAGAAAAATTCCGTATCAGTATATGCTTTAAGAATTATTTCTTCTATTTCAGGAGACAAGTCCGACATCTATAGCCCTTTGCTTTAATTCATCAATTTTTTCTTTCGATAAAACCCCCGACATAACCACATTTTTATTAATTGGCCCATGTCCTGCAATTGCCAAAGTCGATAAACTTGCTTTTAAACGAGTCGTTGGAGATATTTTTTGATCAGGATTTTCCAATATTTCTTGTAAAGTATCTACACATTTTGGCAATAAATCTCTTATTCTACTCATAACATCAAATGAAGAATTATCATAAATATTATGCAAATTTTCTATTTGTATTGCTCCCAAAGGAGAGTTCTTCACATTTGATACTGTTTGAGGACTTATATTTAATTCTCTCGCAATATCAACATTTTTTAATCCCAATGCTGCCATTCTCGAAATGGCCTTGTGCAAATCATTAATATCCGTTAATCCCAAAGCCTTTGGATTTCTTCTTCTTTTATCCTTATGTCTATAAACAAAATTCATTCTTAAATCCAAAATTTATAATTATCGATTATCTATTTTCACATTATTTTAATATATTGTCAACACATATTTTAACACATTTTAGCATATTTATGTGTATTAAGTAAAAAATTGACCAAAATATATGAGTGCTTACCTAGTCTCGTGCCACATCAATTACCCCCTTCGAATTTATTTAATGAATAGAATTTATTTAATAAATAGGATTTAAATTTATGAATGAGATTCATTGATTGGATTGAGATTATTGAATGAATGAAATTGATTGAGTGAAGGGAATTTATGAATGGACAAGATTATAGTGTACATAATTACAATGATATTCTATATAATGATATTTTATACACTATAATTATAATCAATGTAATTATAATCAATGTAATTATGTTTGGGAATTGGCAATAAAAAAATCCCATTCAAATTAATGAATGGGATTTTAGATCCGGTTTATCGGATGGATTTATTTTTTGGTTTTGGTTTTGGTTTTGGGTTCATCAGGAACATTTCCGAAAACATCATTGACGGCAACCATGATATCCGAGGAATCAACATCGGAGAAATTCTCCGACAATGCGATTAATGTTTTTTGTTTGTCACCACCCATAGATTTGCATGTTTTCGCAGCGTTTTTCAGCGCGTTCAGGGTTGCCGTTTTGATTGCGGTTTTGTTGGCGCCGGGGGAACGTGTTTTCATTCCGGGGAAATAATTTTTCGGGAGCTCAAACAAATCGGGATTATCGATCATTTCCCTTTGGAGCCGTTGAATTTCGAGAACAATCCCGGTTCGAAGGCATTTTTGCAATCCCAATTCGTTGTCGGGAAATCGCAATTTCATGGCCTCAATCGGGAGATCGAGGAAATCATTAAATTGATTTACGATTTTCGTTTCGATGATTTTTCCGGAATCGTCCTTGATATTGATTCGGGCTTTGACGTTCGCATTTTTTTCGTTAATGATGATGGTTTCGATTTTGTTGGATTCGGGGGAATCGACAACGGGATTGACGATTGTTTCGATTTTGTTTGTCATGGTGATTTTTCCTTTCGATTGTTATTGATTATTATTATTGTTATTCGATTTGCCCGATTTGTTCGAAACCCATTTTTCGTATTTTGCTCCAGTTGATTTGTACAATGTCATCCGTGCATTCGGGATTCATTATTTTTCGTATTATCACGGATTTTATATATGCCAATTCGGACTCGGCATTGACAAATTGTACAGCTAGGTTCGTCATTGTTTCGTTTTTCCAATCGATTTTAATTGCATTTTTTTCGTTTTCGATTGCGTTTGTCATGATTTTTTCCTTTCAGGTTTTGGTTGATTAATTAATTTATTGATTATTTTTTAATTGAATCGATCATATTCGTTATGTTCGGCTACAAACCATACAAAACCTTGTCGTATATCATTTTTCGTAATATCATCAGCTGTATTCTCCATTTGTTCCATCAGCCATTGTCCGAACATCGTTTTTTGGATTTTTTCGACATAACAGGTAATACATAATCCGGACGGCATATAATGGTGATTAATGTTGACAAACATCCGACAATTTTTATTGCTGCATTTTTTATGCGTGATTTTCATTTTCAAAATCCTTTTGTTAATTGTTAATCATAATCAATTTATATTAATGCACATCTCATGCCATCACGAACGAAATACGAACGAAATTCGTAAATTTTTCTAGATCATGATTTTCATTGGTTTAATTACGATTCAATTTTATCATTTTGTTGCGTCACAACAAATTCGGGGTTTATGATTCTGAACAATTTTACGAATTTGTTTATTATTTTGAACATTCGATTATAAATGATTGATTTTATTGGATTGTCAATTTCGATTTTTGGTTCGTAATTTTGAACCTCGGATTTTATTTTCATGATGCAATGCAACATTTTTTGATTGTGTGTTTGAACGTCACCAAATCGATTTTAATCGATTCAAATTTTTGGATGTATATTAATATGGGTTTCGATGATTAATCGAAATTTGATGTATATGCGCTCGCCACAATCGATTTTCATTCAATTTTCAATCGATTTTGATCGATTTTTCAATCGAATCATGATTTTAATGAATATCATTCATTAATTAGAATCATCATCAATTAATTGAATCAAGATTCAAATTATAAATCAAATTCATTAATTAAAATTAAATTCAAATCTTGAATTAAATTCAAAACTTAAAATTGGTCTTTAAAAATTAATCTAATAAATAATGAATGTCAGAATATAAGTTTTTTGAAATGTCTTGAGAATATAAGTTTTTCAAATCTTAAAATTATTTTAAATTTAAGAAATTTAATAAGTTGTTGATTGATCTTAAAAAAAGCCGCAACAAATCGATTTGAATTATTTTGATGATAATGGTTACAATGATTTTTTTTGTTCATGTGTATAAAATTACACTACTTTTTCCCTTCATAACCCATTGAATTTATTCAATAATTACATCGTAATCATTATAATCATTATCATCATTATAATCAAGGGTGCGAAGGGAATTATAAAACGCGAAGC